AACTCTGGTGAGGGTCTAGTTGAAATAGCTGGTATCAACATCAAGCGTTCTAACAACCTACCATTCTTAGCTGGTACAGTTAATGGTGTGACTGGTGAGAACAATACCTATTCAGGTGACTTCTCTACACACTGTGGACTTATCTATCAGCGTGATGTAGCAGGTATCGTGGAAGCCGTTGGCCCACAGGTACAAGTTACAGGCGGTGACGTATCAGTCCTTTACCAAGGTGATGTTATGGTTGGTAGACTTGCAATGGGTGCTGGTACATTGAACCCTGCAGGTGCAATTGAACTTACTTCAGCACGTAGCTAATTATGTCACTTAACCCTGGAACATCTACAACTATAACTAGAGTTAAAGGGAACGGTGCAAGTCTTAGTGGTATTGGTCAAGTTGACAAGTCTATCACTAAGAACCCACCTACTCCTTTAGAGTATGGTCGGAAGCATTTGACTCCTGCTAACATAGGTACAGTTTCTTAACTAACTAAATATTATGGCAGCTCCTTCAGCAGTTGGAGAATACGGTTCTTGCGGAGCAGGGACAGAAACACGTATCTCTCCTTCTGATACAAGTGGTTCAGGTTCAGCATCAGCTGTAGCCTCCACAACTAAAAATTTACGTCTAGCCTATGCTACCGTTGGTAGCTCAGGTACAGTAGACACATGTGCAGTTGTCGCAGGACAATACACATAACCAATAAGGGGGCTTCGGCTCCCTTTTTTTATTCACAAATATTCATACTTATGACTTCTACTCCAACAACTGTTGACCTCGATACAGAACTATCCGCAGTAAATGCAATTCTTGGTAGTATTGGTCAAGCACCAGTAGCTTCTTTAGGAACAGCTAACAGTTCAAACAACCCAGCTCAGTTTGATAACCCTGAAATAGCTTTCATCTATAATATCCTAAAAGAATGTAACCAGGATATACAGAATGAAGGCTGGACTTTCAACAAAGAGAACCATATTAAATACACCAATAAATCAGGAACAAAATTTTTAATAGATGCTGATATAATACAGATAGATTATGAAGATGCATGGGATAGAACCCGTGATTTCGTACGTCGTAAGGACACTGATGGTGTCTGGAAATTATATGATAGAGTTAATCATACATTTGAATATCCAGATGATGATTACTTCTATGTTAATGTTGTAAGACGTTTAAAGTTTGAAGATATACCTGCACCTTTCCAAAGATATATTATATATAAAGCAGCTGGAAGAGCAGCTGTAGAATTAGTATCCAACCCACAGCTCCAACAAAGTCTTCAAGTATTTGAAGCTCAAGCTAGAGCTGCTTGTATGGAATACGAGTGCAATCAAGGTGATCATTCATTCTTTGGATGGCCAGATGATTCAGCTTATCAATCCTATAAACCTTATAGATCACTAAGACGATAATGGCAAGTGTTACACAGAAGATACCAAACTATGTGTTAGGTATATCCACACAACCAGATGAAAAGAAACTACCAGGCCAGGTAGTTGAGTTAAAGAATGCTGTACCTGATGTTGTAAGACAATTAACTAAAAGACCTGGCAGCCATTTGGTTAAAAATCTAACTACTGAGACGAACCCTTACGGAGATAGTGCTACTTATGCTGTTGATACAGGGGCTAATACTAGATGGTTTAATATTTATACCAAGAGTGATGAGCAATACATTGGTCAAGTTGCTGCAGATGGGGATGTTAAAATTTGGAGATGTAGTGATGGTGCTGTAATACCAGTTGATTACTCTAAGGTGCCTGGTACACTTAAAGCTACCTACTTAGATAACTCTGCATTAGCAGATGAGAAGTCTACTGATATACAAGTACAAACTATTAATGAAACTACATTCTTTGTTAATAGAAGAAAGGCTACAGGAATGAAATCTGGGACAGGTGATTTATCACCAGCCCAATTGAATGAAGCTTTTATATCACTTGATACTATATCTTATGGTAAACAATATGCATTAGATATATTTGATCCAAATGATAACACGACTTACTCTCATACAAGAGCAACTTCTGTAGAGGTTGGTACAGTATCTGATTCTTCTCATTATAGTGGTACCAGTAATGGTGATTGCTTAGGTATGGGTAGAGAGACTATTGATATAAGTACAGGTACAGATAAGTTCAGCACCTCTCCTCCTAATATGAGTGCAAATGGTAAGTCCAGACTTAGATATGAAATGGATATCAGATGTACTCCACAACCTACAGAACCAGTAGATGATAGTTATACATATCACGATACATATCAAGCCTTCCCTAGACTACAGTTTGGTGGAGAAGGCTGGGCAACAGGAGATACACATGCTTATACATCAGAGAAAGGTGTCACTACAACAATAAAGATACTTAATACTACTACTATTACTTCAAGAGCTAATATAGCTGGTGTACGACCTAAGGCTACATCATCAACTTCTGATGAACATGTTTCTACAGCTGCTATACTTGGTGACCTGAAACTTACATTAGATGCTATCAGTGGTACAGGTATTACAGCTACAATATGTGGTAATGGATTACATCTATATAGAGCTACCCCCTTTGGTGTAACAACACCTGAGAAGTCCTTGATGTCTATCGCTACTTCTGAAGTTAATAATATAGCAGATTTACCACGTGTTTGTCGTCATGGATATACAGTTCGTGTGGTAAACAGTGGAGAAGATGTGGATGATTACTACCTACGGTTCCAAGCTGAAGGTATTGCTGCAGAAATTTCTAAAGCATCAACATATGCTAGATCTGGTACTACCGTAACAGTCACCTCTACTGCTCATGGACTAGCAAATGGAGATACAGTCTTCATTGACTTTACCAGTGGTGGTGCAGGGGACGGACATTATACCGTATCAAACGTAGCAACTAATACATTTGATTTAGCTAGTAACTCATCATCTGGTACAATCAGTGCAGGTGAAACTTGTACATACACTCCAGCTCGATTCGGAGAGGGCGTGTGGGAAGAGGTAGCAGCTCCTGGGATAGAAGTTACCATAGATAAGGATACAATGCCTTTGAAGCTCACTAGAGTGGAAGGTGGTACATATGCGATTAATGGTGGTTCAGCACGTGCTTATTCACACGGTGTCTTCCAATTCGATTATCCAGATTGGGGTGCCAGAGATGTAGGTGATGATATCACTAATTCTAAACCTACCTTTATTGGGAAAACAGTACAAAAGTTAGCTTTCTATAGAAATAGAATTGCGATACTTAGTGATGAAAATGTAATCTTATCTAGAGTAAATGATTTCTATAACTTCTGGGTTAAGACTGCAATGGCAATATCTAATGCAGACCCTATTGACCTACAATCTAGTTCTACCTTCCCTACTAAACTATATGATGCTGTAGAGAACAATGCAGGTTTAGTCCTATTCAGTGCTAGTGAGCAATTCATATTGAATGCTGGTGCAGAAGCATTACTAACTCCTGAAACTGCTAAGGTATCTTACTTATCATCCTATGCTTTCAACCCTTCTACAAAACCATTCTCGTTAGGTACTACTATAGGATTCTTAAATAGTACTGCTAAGAATGCTCGTTTCTATGAAATGGGCGGCATCAGTCCTACCTCAGATCCTATAGTAATGGAACAAAGTAAGATTATTTCTAACTTGTTCCCAGAGAATACTACCTTAACTGCTGAATCTACTGAAAATGATTTGATTCTATTTGGAGTAGATGGCAGTTTACATACAGCTTCCAATACAGTATATGGATTTAAGTTCTATACTCAAGGGGACAAGAGAGTACAATCAGCTTGGTTCAACTGGACTCTATCTAATAACATAGCCTTCCATACTATAATGGATGATATCTATTATGCAGTACTTACAGATGGCACTAATTATACATTAGAAAGATTTGACTTAAAGTTAAATTCAGACACCTTAATGATAGGTACATCACCAGATGAGAATAGGATACATTTAGATACTAAAAAAACTATTACCTCAGGAAATATAACATACAATGCTAGTACTGATAAATCATCATTTTCATTAGGAGCTGGTTACTATAGTTCTAATACATTAACAGCATATATTGCAACAGATAGTGATAATGCTGGTAAGAGTTATGATATAACTTCAGATGATATAACTGGTAGTGGAGATAGTAGGACTATTACTTTGTCAGGAAACTGGAAGACTTCTACTAAAAATGGTAGTGCAGTTAACACTGATATTATCATTGGGTATGAGTATGAAATGGAAATACAGCTTCCTAAGATTTACCTGACACAAACTTCGGGTGAATCTATACAAAGTGATACACGTGGTTCCTTAATCATCCATAGGTTAAACTTTGCCTTTGGTGATGTTGGAGTTATAGATGTAACCTTAAAGCGTAGAGGCAGAGATGATTATACCAATACATATGAATCTATAGAATGGGATAATTATAAGATAGATGCAAAGTCAATAGCAGAGGATTATATACATACCATACCAGTATATGATAGGAATACTAACTTAGATGTAATACTAAAATCTAATCACCCATCTCCTGCCAGTGTTCATTCAATGAACTGGGAAGGAGCCTACTCACCAAGATACTATCAACGTGTCTAATTACATTCACCCAATAACATTAGAAGCTGCTCTTTATGTAGCTTCACATCTTCGAGATGATGACTACAGAGAAGTGAAAGAAGGCCACGGTCATGAACCACTTCTCTGGATTCCTCAATCATCTTTCTATGGAGATACAGTTTGGTTTGAAGTCCCCAACGGCAGGACTGCTGGATTAGCGGGAGTGCAAGATGGTGGTCTTATATGGATGTTGTGTACTAACGCAATCCATGACTCTCCACTTACCTTTGCACGTGAAGCCAAACGATTTATAGAAAGTAGAAAAGAAGAACTCCTTTGGAATATAGTAGATAAACGGAACACCGCTCATCTAAAACTTCTAAAGTTTTTAGGAT